GCAGCTCGAGCCGGCCGAATGTCTGGACAAGCTATGTGTCGTGGCACTCAAAGATGGGCACTTGATCCAAGGCGCCATCAAGCGGGGATACAAGCAAGGCCTCTACAACCTAGTCATCATGCCTGGCACTACCAGCGTGCTCGAGAACAAGGAAATCGTCTGGGCCGCCAAGGTCCTGTGGATTCTCCCGATGTAACTATTTGACAACACATGAATAATTTTCATGTGTTTGTCGCACAAAGGGTATTGCGTTTTCCGCACCAGGCGACGAGAATCTCAATCACTGACACAACGTCAGCAACTGAACTGAACTGGAGAACTGAACATGCAACTGAAAGCTCACTCAAAAAACAAAGCCATCACCCCAGCTGTCGGCATCAGCATCCTGCACGCAGGCAAGAACGATTACCGCGTCGTCATCGACGGTGTTGGTGAATACGCTCAGACGCGCCACCTCGGCGTCGCATGCACAAAGATGTCTCACCTGGCCATGCTGGACCGGGACAACATCGAGTGGGTGATCAATGCGATCACCACTTCCAATGCCAACGTCGCCCTGACCGTTTAATCACCTGGAGAACACAACATGACAATCGCACTCGCCACCGAAACCACCGTCACCATCGATCAACTGGTCGAAGACTTCATCGCTGCCAAAGCAGCAGAGAACGCAGCCAACAAGCGCCGCATCAAGATCGAAGAGCAGATGATTGCTCTGCTCGGCAAGCGCGAAGAAGGCAGCCAGACGCATGAGCTGGCCAGCGGCATGAAGGTCACTATCACCGGCAAGCTGTCCTACAAAGCGGACATGGAAAAGCTGCAGGCTATCTGCGCCACGCTGCCGGCCGAGCTGCGCCCACTCAAAACCGAAATCAAACTCGATGAGACTGGTGCCAAATACCTGCGCGCCAATGACCCGACGATCTGGGCCAAGCTCGCTGAAGCTATCACCGTCAAAGAAGCCAAGGCCTCTGTCGAAGTCAAAGCCTAATCAACCAACCAACTGAAAGAACACCATGGCATTCAATCTCGAATCAATCAAACGAAGCACGGGCATCAAGGCCCCACGCGTGATGATCTACGGCCCGCACGGCCTGGGCAAAACCACCTTCGGTGCCGGCGCACCCAATCCGATTTTCATTCTGACCGAGGACGGCCTGGGCCGCCTCGAGGTCGACCACTTCCCTGTCGCCACGTCTTTTGATGACGTCATTGGTGCGATTGGCACATTGTATGAAGAAGATCACAACTTCGGCACTGTCGTCATCGACTCCCTAGACTGGCTCGACAACCTGATCTGGAAAGACATCCACAGCAAGCACGACGACAAGTCGCTCGCCTATGGCAAGGGCGCCGTGATCGCCGCCGACTACTGGCGCACGGTGCTCGATGGCCTGGCTGCGCTGCGTGATGACCGCGGCATGGCCATCGTGCTGATCGCTCACACCGAGATCAAGCGCTTCGACTCGCCAGAGACGGAGCCCTACGACCGCTATCGCCCCAAGCTGCAGGAGCGCTCGAGCGCGCTGATCCAGGAATGGTGCGACGCAGTCCTGTTCTGCAACTACCGCGTCATCACGAAAGAAACCGAGGTCGGGTTCAACAAGGAAGTCCGCCGCGGTGTGACCACCGGCGAGCGCCTGATGTACACGACCGAGAAACCAGCCTACCTGGCGAAGAACAGGTACGGCCTGCCCGATTCGCTCCCGCTTTCCTGGGAGTCTTTTGCAACCGCCATCGCTAACTGAGGAGAACTGAACCATGGCCCAACTTAACTTTGATGCAAACAACGTCGAACCGTCCGAGGGATTCGACTGCCTGCCGAAAGGCAAATACCTGTGCATGGCTGTCGCCAGCCAGATCAAGCCGACCAAGAACGGGAACGGCGAATATCTGGAGATCACCTTCGAGGTGCTCGACGGCCAGGGCAAGGGTCGCAAAATCTGGGAGCGCCTGAACATTCGCAACGCGAACAAGAAGGCCGAAGAGATCAGCCAGCGCCAGCTGTCTGCACTGTGCCGCGCCATCGGTGTGATGAACCTGTCCGACACCGATCAGCTGCACAACATCCCGGTCGTGCTCGACGTCGAGATCGAGCAGCGCGAAGGCTACGACCCGCAGAACCGGGTCAAGGCCTACAGCTCGAGCGGCAGCACGCAGCCGATCCCTGCATCGCCTGCTCTTCGATCCTCTGCTGTAGCAGCAGCTGCACCCGCAGCCTCTTCGACACCTGTGTGGAAGAAGAAGGCGGCAGCCTGACGATCACGGGGGAAAGCGGATGCCGTGCCTTTTTACTTCTGAGGGTGCATCACGGTGCAGCGAGTACCCCACCTTTTAACTGGAGAACGAAAATGAAACTGTTACTGATACCGCTGCTGCTGGCCATCGCGGCCTGCTCATCAAACAAGCCGGCGCCAGTAGTGGAGGCGCCACCCAAGCCGGTCGAGGTCGAGCTCGACACCGACAAGTACATGCGGCCGATGACACGCAACGAAGTGATCATGGCCATCAATGAGTGTGAGGCCAACAACACGCGCGCCGTCGTCATCAACAGCCGCCGCAAGGTCAACGGCTACAGCACGGAAGTCGTCGTCGACGTGTCGTGCGCACCGAAGTACAGGTTCTGATCATGAAGATGCCCGAACCAGTACACACCCACACCACGGCCACTGCGATCGTCCAGTGGTACGAAAAGAAGGTCGACGAGAATCGCCCGCACCTGGGCGCCAGCGAGATCGGCAAGCCCTGCGATCGTGCGCTGTGGTACGGATTCCACTGGACCACGAAGAAGAAATTCCCAGGACGCATCAAGCGCCTGTTCGATACAGGCTTCCGCGAAGAGGCTCGCTTCCTGGAAGAGCTGCGCGGCATTGGCGTCGAGGTCCATGACCGGGACCCGATCACCAAGCTGCAGCACAGATTCTCTGCAGTCGATGGCCACTTCGGCGGCAGCTGCGACGGCGTCGGCCGCGGGTTCCCGGAAGGTCCGAAGACCTGGGCGATCGTCGAATTCAAAACCCATGGCTCGAAGAGCTTTGCCGATCTCGCCAAGTCTGGCGTCCAGAAGTCCAAGCCTGAGCACTACGCCCAGATGCAGGTCTACATGGGCCTGGCCGAGCTGGACCGTGCGCTGTACCTGGCAGTCAACAAAGACACCGATGAGCTGCACAGCGAATGGATTCACTTCGACAAGGAAGCATTCGCAGCGCTGCTTGCCCGTGCCGAGAAGATCATCCGCGCCGATGAGCCGCCGCCTGGTATCAGCACCGACCCAGCCTGGTATCAGTGCAAATTCTGCGACCACGCGAAGCTCTGCCACGGGCAGATCGCAGCCGCAAAGAACTGCCGCACGTGCGTGCACTCTACGCCGGCCACCGATACCGAGTGGAACTGCGCAGCACAGAAGCGCCAGCTCTCGGTTGCGGAGCAGCGCATCGGCTGCCGTCAGCACCTGGTCCTGCCTCCCCTGGTGCCGTATGCCGATGCCATCGATGCCGGTCCTGACTTCATCAAGTACCAGCACAAGGCCACCGGCATGGTGTTCGCCAACTGCACCGAAGACGCGGACCGCAGCGAAGAGAACATGACCAACGACATCACCGCCTGCTACACCAGCGCCGAGCTCGAGGTCGCCATCTCCCAGGTGGTCGGAGACAAGGAGCACGCAGAGCTCAAGAAGCAATTCCCGGACAGCCGGATTGTTGGCAGCCGCCTGCTCGAGGACAACGACGATGACATTCCATTTTGAGGTGACAGCATGAACGCAAAGAAAGCAAAGGCACTGCGCCAGATGATCAAGCACCTGCATGGCCACAGGCCTGAGCACGCGTTCAAGCAGATGTCGGTGGGTTACGCGCAGGGCATGGTCACGGTGGCAGCGGACACCCAGCGCGGGCAGTACGTCACCATGAAACGCGTCATCGCCAAGGCCTACAACAAATGACCCCGCAGTATTTCGAGCTGATATTTCTGACTGCCGGGATACTGATTGGCATCGGCATGACTTTTCTTGTGCTGGCTGTCACTGTTTATTTATTTACAAAGAACGACACATGAAACGAAAGCCCGACCAAGAATGGCGCATCTATGTTGATGACGTCCGGCGCCAGGCCATGCAAACCATCGCAGACATTCGCAGCGGAGCCGTCGACGCAGAGCAGATCGACAAGCTGCAAAACTTCGTGCTGTTCAGCCTGGCGCTGATGCAGATGGAAGGACCGCGCAAGTGGCAGCTCGCCAAGATCAATGCCGAGATCATGTCATTCAATCATGGAGAAAAATCATCGACCACTTAACGCAAAAGACTACCGACCAGCTCTACTTTCGGGACCCTGACATTGACCCGCCACCTCGAGCAACCAGCATGCTGCTGTTGAATCCTGGTGGTGTGCTGATTGTCGGCACCTGGTCAGATGATTGCCTGGGCTGGTGCCCGAAGCCGAAGATTCCTGAGAGCATCAAGAACAAAATCACCAAAGAAAAGCTGTGGAAGAAGCGATCCATCGCAGACAAACTAGGAGAAGAACAATGAAGAGGAGCGAGATTCTGCGTGTGGTCGAAGGCATCATCTGCAATGACCGGCAAGACACGCACGGCAACCCAGAGAACACGTTCGCGCTGATCGCCACGTACTGGGAAACCTACCTGCGCATGCACATCTCTGATCACGACGTCGCCGTGCTGATGGCGCTGTTCAAGATTGCCAGGCTGCAGGTCAACCCGCAGCACCAGGACAACATCCTGGACGGCATCGGCTACCTGGCCATCGCCGGCGAGCTCATCGATAAACCTGGAACTGACGACCTGTTGAACTTCAGATGAAACTACGACACTACCAATCGGACGCGATCCAGTCGATCTACAACTGGTTTGCTGCCGGCAAGGATGCACCGCTGATCGTCACGCCCACCGGGTCCGGCAAGTCGGTGATCCTGGCGGAGTTCATTCGCCGTGCCTGCACCGAATTCCCTGGCACCAACATCCTGGTGCTCACGCACGTGAAGGAGCTGGTCGAGCAGGACGCCAAAGCTATCCGCACGATCTGGCCGCACGCGAGTGTCGGCATCTATTCCGCTGGCCTGGGCAAGCGCCAGATCAAGCCGGTGACCGTGGCCAGCATCCAGTCGATCTACAACAAGCCGACCTTCCGCGGCCGCTTCGATCTGATCATCGTCGACGAAGCGCACCTGATTCCGCACAAGAGCACCGGCATGTACCGCAACTTCCTGGAGAAGAGCGCGGAGGTCAACCCGGACACCAAGCTAATCGGCCTGACTGCCACGCCCTACCGCCTGGACAGCGGCGTGCTGCACGAAGGTGAAGGCGCCATGTTTGACGGCATCAGCTATGAGGCCAACGTGGCCGACCTGATCGAGCAAGGCTACCTGTGCCGGCTCACGGCCCAGCACGGCGCCGACGTCGACCTGGATGGTGTGCGCACCGTCGGCGGCGAGTTCAACCTGGGCCAGCTGGGCGAGCGCATGTCCGCCCTGGAGCTGGTCGAGCACCACACCGATCTGATCGTGGAGCGCTGCGCCGACCGCAACAGCTGGCTGATCTTCTGCGTCACCGTCGAGCATGCCAGCCAGATCAGCGCTTCACTGCGCCGCCGCGGCATCGCCGCCACCTTCGTGTCGGGCGACATGCCAAACAGCGAGCGCGACGCCAAGATCACCGCCTTCAAGAATGGCGAGCTGCGCGCCCTGGTCAACTGCTCTATCCTGACCACGGGCTTTGACCACCCGGCAACCGACGCCGTGATCCTGCTGCGCCCTACCCTGTCGCCTGGTCTGTACGTGCAGATGGTCGGCCGCGGACTGCGCCTGCATGACAGCAAAGAGAACTGCCTGGTGCTGGACTTCGGCGGCAACGTGCGCCGGCATGGATTCATTGACCAGGTGCAGCCGCCCAGGAAGGGCAGGAAGGGGCCGCCCCAGGAAGCGCCGGTCAAGCAGTGCCCACGCTGCAACAGGCTGCACCCGATCATGACCAGGCTGTGCCCGTGCGGATTCCAGTTCGAGATTGCCGAGCGTGAAAACGAAACCCTGGCTCACGCCGGACCGATGCTATCGACCGAGGTCCCGCCGGTGCAGCTCAATGTCGAGCGCGTCGAGTATGCCAAGCACGTCGGCAAGTCGGGCGTGCCCACATTGAAGGTGACCTATTATTGTGGCTTGCGCAGCGTGTCAGAGTACGTGTGCATCGAGCATAGCGGGTACGCCAGAACGAAGGCCGTCAACTGGTGGGGATCACGCTGGAATAACCGCTTTGATCCTGTGCCGGTGAGCGTGGACGATGCGCTGGTGATTACGCACGAACTACTCGAGCCAGAACAAATTGTCGTGTCGTTCTCTACCAAGTACCCAGAGATCAAGCGGCACGTGTTTGATGTTGAGACAACCGCAGCATGATGCTGCACACATAACCAGGAGGTGACATGGAAGACAAACGATTACGCTACATCGACACCGGCAAGGTGAAGATCGGCATCTACCATCAACGCAAGCTCGAGCCGGACATGACCTATGACATGGAGCACGTGCAGCGAGTGATCTTGCCCAAGCCGCTTGGCACGCTGCATTCATTCAACTGGCCCACGCTGCGCCAGATGGTCCGCTGGTTGGTGTCGTGATGGCGCAGGCACCGACCACCCGCCTGGCCGTGTTCGAGGTGTTGAAAGAGAACGGCCCACTGCACACCGCAGCGATTGCAGAAATCCTGGGCATGGACCAACGCAGTGTGAACAGCTCGGTGCGCATCGCTCACCAGCGCAAGCTGCTGCACATCAGCGGATGGAAGCGCAGCTTCGGAACGAAGGGTCGATGGGGCGCGATCTATTCTCTCGGGCCTGGCCAGGATCGCAAGCCACCCCAGGTCGATCCACACAAGCAGGCGAACGAACGCTACCGGGAGAAGTACCGGGAGGTCCTTCGTCGCAGAACAAACGCACGCCGTGGTCGCCTTGCGGACCACTGGCTTCAATTACTGAGGGTCGCATGAATCGCATCCGTGAAGTTTTGATCTACGTGTACATGGCCATCGTGGCCTGTGCATCGCTGTACTTTGCAACGAAGCTCGACCAGGTTCCAAACAAACCGTCGTGCCAGCTTGTCGAGATCAGCCCAGATTTTTCAACTGAGCACCGCGAGTGGTGCCGCAAGAATAGAGGAGCACACAGACTATGAGCACACACCAGCTACCAGTCACCCTGGAAGAAGACATGCGCAAGATGGCCGAGCGGCAGAAGGCCAAGGCCTGGGTCGGCGAGCCGGCAGGGCCGCGCACGTTCGTGAAGCCTGGCGTCTACACGGGAGCAGAATTGCGCAACCGACGCGAGACGATCTGGGACACTGTGCCAAGCGTCATGGGTGGTCAGAGAATCCCGCGTCGTGCATAATGCTCACACGCTGCTGCGCGTGATGTAGCCCTGTGCAATTTGCAGGGGACAAGCGGTTGAAATGTTGCGATAACTGCTTGAACTTTCTATACATTATGCGCAGCAGCACTTTGTTATGTCTCATCACGTTGTGCTATTCTCAACAGTATGGACACCAAGGTGCAGGAACTCATCGACCTGGTTCAGGAGCTCGGCATGTCACGCGCCGAGCGCCTGCTCAACGTCCATCGCACGACCATAAGTCGCTGGATGAAAAGACAAACCCGCATTCCAGACGCCGCCTTGCTGACCCTGCGCGCCGCCGCCAAGGGCCAGCTCCCAGGGCAAACCGATCGCACCTGGCAAGGCTGGTCCTTCGACAAGCACGGAACCCTCTGGTCACCTAGTGGTGATCAATTCACATCAGGCGACCTCATGGCCCAGCGCTATGAGCGTGCCGTCATCCGCGAGCTGCGCAAGGAAATTGCCGAGCTCGAGGCCAAGCTCATCAGGATGACCAAGGCCGCCGCCGTGGTCGACCAGGCAGCCAACGACCTCGCCATCTCAGGACCACTGGCCAAAGCCTACGGGTAAAAAAAGACCCCGGCACATGGCCGGGGCTGAACCCACGCTGGCGCTTGATTGGGGGAAGGAGTGTCCCACGCCAGGCAGGAGGGGCCGCTGTAGCCGCTAACTCAGATACAAGGCGCGCTCGTCCTTGCGCCGCTTGACCAAGCCAGGCAAGACCTTGCCGGCTGCCTTGGTCCATTTCAGAAACTCTTCTGCTGCGCCCTCGTAGTCGCCGCGGTTGGTACGCATGCGGATGCCGCTGCGCTGCAGGTTGCCCAGGCCGACGTTAAAAGAGAAACTCACCAGAGCATCGAACACGCCTTGACGACCAACAGCGCCAGGGCACATTCGTAATACACCTCGCTCAAACCGTTTAAGGTCTGCCTCAAGAATTGCATCGACTTCCTCCATCGTCAGTGTTCGGTTCCAATCCGGCGGACACTCCAGTGCCAGGCGATCATCGAACTTCACGTTGCAGTGAGCTGGCGAGATCACATGCCCAACGCCTACCGTCCACAAGCGCGCTGGGCATCGGTACGGTTTGCGCCGCACGCCCTCATGGTGTTTGATCATCTCGATCGCTTTGGCGCTGATCTTCATTTACCGAAGGCGCGACCGCCAAAGTGGAAGGCGATGATGCTGGCAAACAAGGCCTGCGTCTCATCGTCCCAGAGCTGATCAGACAACTCCTTGAACGAAACGCCAGCTTCAAAACCCTTGTATGCAAGCACGGCATCGAGCACGCACAGCAATAAGAAAAAACCATACGTGATGACCGGGCGCACCGATGCGCGCAGGTCCTTCATCCATTTGCTGGTGCCCTCGTTCAGACTCATGTCGTGGGCGTAGATGGCATTCATCTCCGCCTGCTGCGCACCGATCAGTGCCTGCTGCGTATCGGCTGCTGACTGGGTGCGAATCTCATCCAGGCGAATCTCTTCGATCTTGGCCTGCGCCGCGTAGCCACGCTCGAGCATCTGCAGCTCGCGTTCGGTTTGCAGCTGGGCGAGCTTGAGCTCATGCGACTTGTCGGATTTGTCCTGGAAGAATTCCAGAATCTTGGGCAGGCCGCCCATCAAGAACGACGCGAAGGTCGATATGAGTGTGAGCATTACAGTTTTCCTCCTTGTTGAAACATCCACCAGATGGCGTAGACAAAACCAATCAGACACGCGCCAATCACGATCGCAGCACCAAACTGCTGCAGCGACTCAATCTTCTTGGCGCGCTCACGGCGAATGGCCATGAGCTTGCGTTTCTCCTCGAGGATTCGCTCCGTCTCTGCACGGCGCTTGGCCTCGATCTCCGCCTTCTCTTCGTTGACGATCACGTCGCGCCGGTAGCACAGCTCCGCATACAAGCCAGGCTCATTGCACTGCCAGGTGAGATAGTTCTTGAGCTCCTCCTCCTGGGCACGCAGCTCTCGCTCGTATTGCATGGCCTCGAGCGCACGCACGGTGGCGCTCTTCTTTGCAGCAGGCTCCGCCGGCGAGCCGTCTTCGGTGACCGGCACCGGTTCGTCCCTGGCTTTCTTGACCTCGTTGATGTGCTTCTGCACCTCGCCATGAGCCGTGAAGACCTTGACCAGTGCACCCATCGATTCGGTCGCGGACATGCCTGCTTCCGCGCATTCGCGGAACTCGTCCATCGCTTCCTTGGCCGTGTCGAAAGCCGCCTTCAATGCTTTGGCGCCACCGATCACTGCACTGATGGTGATCGGATCGATCATGTCAGTGACCCTTCAACACAAGGGACAGCAGCAGCAGGATGATTGCCCCAGCGCTGGCTATCAGAATCGACTCGAGTCTCTTGAGCCGTGCATTGATGCCCGCGTAACGCACAGCGCACACCTCTTCATGTGTGCTCAATTTTGCTTCGATCGAATCCACTGCATAACCCTTTCACATCACGTTTGGTTTTTCTCATCACCCTGGTCAAACTGGAACCAGGTTTCCCGAAATACTGATCCTCAGATCGTCACTCAAATTCTTGGTGACCTTGTGCCTGGCCCACGCCGGGAACACATACAGGTCGCCCTGCTTGGGCAGGATGCTGTGCTGATAGCCATGATCGAACTCGAAGCACAGATAGCCAGCCTTCTCTGGCACGGACACGTAGTACACGAACGCGGCCACATTCGCGCCGCCCAGGTGATGGTGCAGGCCGGTGCTCTCGAGCGGCCGATGTATCTGCGACCACACCTCAGACACGCGCAAGCCAGAGCTCTGCGCCAGCGCCTGAATGCCATTGATCAGCTGCGTGCCTGGACCCTGCTCGATCGGCGCGAACTTGGTGTCCTCAAACAGACAGCTGCGCGGATCGTCCGATAGCCGCTGCTGCGACCTGAGCACCTCGGCAGCCAGCAGATCATTGTCAATGCCGACCACAGCAAACTTGTCCGCCAGCGCCGACATCAACATCTCCACCCCCACGTGCGTCATGTTCATGAGAACAGCCTTTTGACTTCTGCAAAGTTTTTGACCCAGCGCGACTGGTCCATGAGCTCAGACAGCTGCAGCCGATCCTTGGGCTGCGCATCGCGGCACACCATGTCCGGCTGATCCTTCGGCACAAGGACGTACTGCGCGATCGGAGTGCCGGCCCTGATCAGCGTCTTGCCATTCATCACATGCCATAGCAGCTGCACGTTCATCGTGGCCGGCCCAGCCTCGCGGAAGAAGTAGCCAGACACTGTGGTGAATCGACTGTCGTCCGACAGTGCCACCGGCATCTCGAGCAGGTAGTAGCCCTTCGGCACATTGCAGCGCCAGCCGGTGTGAATCTTGACGACGGTGCGCAGCGTGTCGGTGGGCCAGTCTTCAAAGTAGTCAGCCAGCTGCGCTGCTGGGTGGAAGCCGACGGCGTCGCCACCGATGGCACTGGGCGATCGCCAGGTAAAGCTCTGGCCGTCGCCATTTGTTTCGATCTCGATGTCTTGCCAGGTGCGCAGAATCCAGCCGTGCCGCTGCAGCGTGAATACACCAGGGCAGCGTGCCGTGTGGACCATGCGCTGATGGCGCCAGTTCGGGTCCTTGCGCACCTCGGCAAAGTCAGCCACCGCACGGTCGACCCACTGGTGACGATGCTGCCTGGAATCGATCATCGGCATGAGCTCGGCCACGCCATCAATGACGTTGACGAACTCGATCGGCGGCCTGCGACTAAACAGCATGCGCCACCTCTTCAAAGCAGGCAGCCACCTGGTCGAATGGCATGTCCATGTAGGCCTGAACGATCAGCCGCACGCCGTCGTTCTGCGGCACGTACTGCCAGCCATCTGACCTGTCATCGCCATCGATCGATACTGAATGCGGCTGCCGCGTGTTGAGCAGCCACACATCGCCTGGCTGCGCAGTGAACGATTCGACCTTGCTGATCTTCTCCGGGTTGACGTTGCAGTATCCGTGGCCATTGTCAGTGGACCAGCGATCATCACGCTCAATCTCACCTTCCCAGAAGGATGTGATCTCTCCCGCTGTGGCCTGATAGAAGTTGATGACGCACTGCTCTTCAAGATGAATGTGTGGTGCAAGCAAGCGGATTTCAGAAAAGTTGACGCCCAGCAAATATGGTTTCAGCTGCTCAGGCAATGCGTCTCGGACAAGCTCGACTTGTTTGCGAGGCAGGTACTTGCGCACAACGGCATGCTTGTCATACCCATCCCATATTCCATGACGCCCCAAGACGACCGACGCCTTACCGATCAAAGACAGATCAGCAGTGAAGTCGATTTTCTTGGCGTGCTTCATTTGAACAGGAGGCCGTAGCACTTGGAATCGCCGACAACAATCTTGTCCTGTGACTTGATGCCAATCTGCATAGGACCGGAAAACTTGCGGCCATCGATGAACAGCGATCCGTCGCACAAGAACAGAGTCGTGCCGGCCGGCATGGTGATCTGCTCGCCTGCGGCCAGCTCCCATGTCTCCATCACTGGCGTGTAGTTTCGATTGATCGCCGGGTCAAAGCAGAAGACAACCGTCTCGCCCACTGCGGTGTGCCGGAAGACGCCAGGCACATAATCGCCTGGCCGAGATACGAATCCAGTCGGAAAATCGATCCACTCAGAATCCGTGGATACATTCCAATTTGTGAATGCGCCTTTGGCCCAGTACATTGTGAACGCATGGCCAGGCATTATCGTGGCATCAAACGTCTCGCCGTCCTTGTAGACGTTGCGCACCAGTACGTGACCGAATGCGGCGTATGCTTTTTGCGCCGGCATGATCAGAGCTCCACGATGTCGTTGACTTCGTCAGACCCTGGCACGTTGATCAGGTCGGATACCGCGTAGGTTTCCTCCTGGCCCACCATGTCGCGCAAGGCATCGGTCCTGGTGGGGTCGGCATCGATCCACTCTTTGAGCCTTTGCTGATCGGCGATGTAGATGCCAGAGGCGGCGATGCGCCGCTTGATCTCATCCGGGTCGGTGATGTCTGGCCACATCACCGCTGGCTGATAAGCGAGCGGCGGGTAGTGTGATGGATCGCTGTGCGCAGTCTCATCCGAGGCAAACGAAACCAACAGCGACTTGCTGTTTTCGTCGAATCCTACGATCTTCATTTTGAGTGTGTTCATTGTGTTGCTCCACTAATTAAGCGACGCCACCAATTCGCGTGCCATTTACTATCCATGTGACGTTTGCGTTGCCCACAATATAGTTGCCAGCTGCGCCACCACCAGCAGCTGCTCCGCGAACGGTCGCTGCACCTGTCGTTCCGCTTGATCCTGCTGCTCCAAGTGCACCGCCTGCTCCGCCGGCGCCAGCAGAATCTGCTGCGGCTCCGCCGGCGCCGCCTGTTGTAGCTGCTCCTGCCGCACCAGTATTGCCAGAGTTGGCACCACCACCGCCAGCTGCGCCGACAATGGTTCCTGCACCACCGCCACCGCCACCACCACCTCGGCTTACCGTCGACGCTGTTTTGCCAGAGCCTACTGTGTATCGACGACCAGAACCGCCGCCGCCACCACCACCACCACCAGCGATTGTTCCGTTGTTTGCGACACTTGTTGCAAAGCTCACACTTAATGCAGCACCACCTTGTCCGCCTGCAACAGCATTGACTGGTGTTACTGCGTTCGAGCCAGTGCCACCTGGGCCACCGGCACCTCTGATCGTTCCATTGTTTGTGACGGCTACTGTGTCGCCGGAAGCAAAGCCTGTCACCGTCATCGCTGGGTTAGCCTGTGATGCACTACCCACTACGACGCCAGAACCGATTGTGACCGTGACGTCTGTGTAGCCGGCAAAGTAGGCAGAGCCCAGCGCTGTCTTGACGTCGTAATTGTTTGTGTTTGCTGCAATCGTCAGGCTGTTCACAGAGCGCAGCTGCGCGTTGTAGAAGTTGTTGAACGACACTGCACCAGACGTCGGCACGTTGACGTTCTGCGGCGAGTTGGCCACCCTGCCGCCGCCGCGGTAATACTGCGACAGGGAATAGGGAGCCGAGCCGAGAAACTCGACACCGATCTGATCGATGGCTAATTGGCCAGACGATGGCAACGGCATGTCAGCCTCTCCGCTTCAGCTCATTGACTTCTGCAGATAGCTCCTTCACGGCCTCGATCAGAACCGCCACCATGCGGTCATACTTCACCGCAAGCGTGCCATCCTCGCGTGTGGCGACGATCTCAGGCAGAACTGCCTGGACGTCCTGGGCAATCACACCCACATCTGCGCGACGATTGAAGTAGCTGTCTTCGCCTCCATGATGATCCAGGTATTCCTGGGTCCAGTTGAAGCGAACGCCATTGAGCTGACCGACGATTGCAAGCGCACCATCAATCACGCGTACATTTTCTTTAAGACGACGGTCTGAACTGAAGAAGCCAGTGATGTTGCCGGTCGCGCGAATCTCACCCGCCGTGCCGGACGCCGCTGTGCCGATACCGATCGACGCATGCTGCACGTTGCTCGCGTCACCCACACCCAGGTTGGTCCTGGCTGTCGATACGCTGGGAAGGTCTGACAGGTTTTGTGACTTGGCCAGGAACGTCGTGCCCTGGGTGTAGGCGTCCACCCAGCTGGTGCCGGTGTAGACCTTCATCGCGCCGGTGGCGCTGTTGAAATACAACATGCCAGCAGCCAGCGGATTGCCGTCGTTGTCGACAGTCGGGTCGCTGGTCTTGACGCCCAGGTAGCGGTCGTCGAAGCTGTCGTATGCAGCCAGGGTTGCATCGCGTGCAGACTCGGCTGCTGCCTGGGCAAGCGATGCGGCAGACGATGAGTTGGCCGCCGAGGTTGCTGACGCCGCCGCCGCGTTCTTGCTCGACAGCGCATCAAGCGCGTAATACTTGGCGCTGTACTCACCGCCGGACACGACGCCGGATGTCTTGTAGGCCCAGTCAGCGGCGATCAGAGCAGACGAAGCAGCAGCTGTCTGACTCGAGCTCGCAGACGATGCGGAGGTCGATGCCGCGCTGGCGCTTGCAGCAGCGGCGGATTGACTCGACGCAGCTGCAGTCTGGCTTGCGGACGCAGCTGATGCAGACGAACTGGCTGCACTGGCGCTCGATGATGCAGCCGACGCACTGGTGCCGGCGCTTGATGCAGACGCGACCGCCTCATCTCGCGCATCGAACAGCTCTTCGGTCAGCTCATCACCTGTGGTGGTCGAAGAGATACGGACCTTCACGGCGCGCGAGACTTGCTCGCCTAACTGCTGGGTCAGGATCGTGAGCTTGTCCAGGGCATTGGTGATGACCTTCGGATAGAAGCCGCCCTGGTTGGTCAGGTCCGTGCCCTGCAATGCAGGCACGTCCGTGGTCATGGTGAGCTTGAAGCCTGAAGCCAAGTTGCCGGCGACCAGCGTCACGCTGCCGCCAGGACTCGAATCCTGGTCAGCATTCAGGCTGACCGTGTAGTCGGTCGTCAGCGCCAGGTTGGTTTCATCACCTGTCGGGCTGGTTCTGACGACCAGCAAATCGCTGGCCTGAAACACCTTGAAGGTGAACGGAAACGTGGCCACCAGACCTGTGCCGGTAAATGGGCCCGCCTTCCGGGTATCGGATGAAATTGTCACGGATTAGCTCCTAGCAGCACTGCTGAAAGTTTCATGGAAATTGTTGTTGATACGCGCACCATCATTTGCTCTCCTGGTAGCCAAAGATGATGGCCGCTGGGTTGCTGGTGTCGCCTTCGTTCAGCGCTTGCGCACCAGTGATCATTCGATTGATCTGTGCCGATGGCAGGCGCAGGAAGTCGCCCAGGAAGTTGATGCTGGCTTTGCGCAGGGCGTCGTCCGCCTCCCCCTGACCAATCTGCTTGGCCAGCTTCATGGTGTCCGGGATGATGCGCACACCGGCCGGACCGGAGTAGTCGCCGCTCGGCTTGCCGCGCACCGCGTCAACGATCGGGCTGATCTCACGAAGACCAAAGAACATGCCCAAAAGGAAACTGACGTGCTCTTTGAGAATGGTCATGAAGGCGTTGTCCTCATCCCAGTCGTCCGCGTCACCTGGCACTACGGCATCGCGCAGTGCCTTGGTCAGGACGGCCGGCACGGTGATCAGCAGCAGGTACTCCACAGCCAGGGATGCCGAGGACGCGCCTCGAGCGTTCTTGGTCATGGTGCGTTCTACGGTCATGTTCAGCGCCGCGTTCATGAACGTGTAGAACGTCGTGAACAGTTTCAGCGCTGGACCGCCACGCTCGATGGCCGACAGGTCCTTGGTCGAGCCGCCAGCCTGGGCATCGATCACCGCCTGGTCAGCCAGGGCAACCGCCCGCTCCTGATCGTTGCCCTCGCCGATTGCCTTCTCATAGCCGCCCCACCACGTTGGCAAATCCACCATGCGTTGAGCTGCCAGCATCAGTGCATACGCAGAAGAATCGATGGCCTCACGCACCTTGCCCTGCCCTTTGACCTGGTTGCGCAGCTCGGCCAGCTCACGCATGCGAGTCATGCTTCGCGTGCGCATGAAGTCGGACATCTGGTTGACTTCGCTGTTGAGCTCCATCGGGTTTGCAATCAGCTTT